GCAAAAAGATTTGACCAGAAAACAAGTCTCTTCCAGCCTCACCCCATTTGATGGTGCATGGGTACAACTGGGGAAGTCGGACCAAGTCTTCATAGCGTTGCAGAGCAAATGGTGCTTCCGCATTCAGAAAATCGTTGTGCAAGGTTAGGTTGCCGAACTTCACCCCAATCTTTCCAGAATCTTCGACCTGTCCAAGTTCGAGTGAAGGCATTCTCTTGATGAACGGTTGCCAAAAATACTCGCCAGCCAGACCAAGCTTTGAACCTCGGTAAACCGTTTCTGCTACAGTGATTTCAGCGAGTAACTGGCTCATCAGATATACCTAGCTGGAACATACTGCTCGCCTTGCCTTCTCGTTCTTTCTCGCAATTCGCTTCTGAACTCTTCAATGCCTGCTTTTGTCTGGCCTGCCATATCTGTATAAACATTTACTTCGGTGTCATTCTCGCGCACTGCTACAATCAATTCAGCCAATAAGCGTTTGACTTCTGGGTCTGAGGTTGCATTGATTGCGGCTGAATCGCCAGAGTTGAGACGGTTCAGATTGCTCACGCCATATCTGCGAACGGTTTCAGGCGAGAGGATATATTCGCCAGGTGAGAGCATGGCTGGAATGGTGTCCATTGGGTCTGGGACTAATCCGCCTTGCCGGAAGCCGTATTTTGTAGGATTGAAAACATCTTTATAAGCATTATAAACTAGGTTTGCATCGCTCAGTTTTTCGTAATAATAAGCGTAAGAATTGCCTGAATATCTAAAATAAATGCCGTAAGGATAGACTTCTTCGCCTGACTGTAAATAAGTAGCAGTTAGGTCAGCAAAAGAAGTATTAGACCCCGATTTAAGAGAAACACCATAATCTCCAGCACTGTATTGGTTCCCAGAAAATGTAGTAGCATCGCTAACAAAACTTCCTGTTCCCCCAATATTTATGATTCCAAGCTTTGCGTAGGTTTCAGTCAGTCCAGAAACAAAACTGCTGATTGCATTATTTACGTTTGTAGTCAGCGTGGAAAAAGCTGATGTCACAGAAGAAGTATCCAGGCTAACGGTTGGGGTAATGGTTCCCAGATTTGGCGTTCCAGCAGTGGCGGTTGGGGTAATGGTTCCAAAGTTCAGCCCAGAAGTGTTCACCGTGAACATACTGGTGGACATTGCCAGCGAGAGGTCAAGATTGGTTGAGTCCAAGCTGAAGTTGTCGCTGGTCAGTTCAACCGTTTCACTGATTCCAGAAGTATCAATAACAATATCATCACCACTAAGCGTTAAAGGAATCTGAGCAACTTCTGTGATGTACTCAATTTGCTGTTGAGCAAAAGCTAGTGCTGCGGAGTCAATGCTAGTTATGAGACTGTTTACGACTTCCGCAAAGTCTTCATCCAAGACGGAGAGGATTTCTTCCAAATCACTGGATAAATTACTGCTCGCTTGAATCGGCATGTTGAAGCCTGTTTGCAGTCCAAGTCCGGTCAAGTCGCCAAGCACACCTTCAAAAATATCAGTATATGCCGTCGATGATTTGAAAACATTTCTGGCTGCGGTGAGGTATTCATTGACGAACGCTTGAAGTGCTTTTATATCGTCTTCAGTTGCGTCCTGGTCAAAGGCGTTTTCCAGAAGACTTTCATAAGTTTGTTGAGCAAGAGCAAACGCATCTTGTGGTGAGGCAAGATTAAAATCACTGAAAAGCAGCTCGTTGACTTGATCGAACAATCCTTGCACCAGATCAGCGATGTTTTCAATCGTTCTTTCAAAATCTCGAAGCAGTGCTTGCAACCCAGATTCAATGTTTTGCAAAGCAAGCAGATTGGCTTCTCGCTCGCGTTCTTCATTGAGTTTTTGCAGTTCGCTGATCTGTAGATTGTAGAGTTCGAGTTGTTTTTCTTCAGCGGCTTCAATTTGTCCTAGTAATTCTGCTCGACGCTCTTCACTTTCAATTAAGGAAAGTAAAGCCTTTTGACTTTCCAGTGCAGCCATTGCTTGTTCATGCAAAGTCTCAATTTGTTCTTCTGCACTTAACTGTTGAAATCGAATGGATCTTATCTGCTCTTCTGCGGTCTCAAAGATTTTGTCAGAAACTGCTTCAAATCCTTCAGAAATATCAGTTGATGATCCAGCAATACCACCAACTAATTCCTCAATTGCTATTTCAGCATTTGCTACTGCAAGCAGAATTGCGGAGTCCTCACGAAGAGTTTCACTTCCTTCTGGACCTGTCATGATGGGATTATAATTTTCAACAAAGTCTTGATAGCTGCTATAGGTGCCTCGCTGAATCATGTTTTCAAGCATTTGAGCAGCATTTGCAAAAGACTCCATAAAGTCTGGTGAGTCTCCATAGGTTGCCGCATAATTTACACCGATTTGGTTAATTAAGGCGTCAACGGAATCCCTAAATGCAATGATGGTTGCCTGAATATCTCCTGAAGCTTCAGCGGTTGCGATTAAATTTTGAACGACTGCGGATCTGTCAGAAGTCAATGAGTCCAAGCTAGAAATTGCAGCTAGGACCGCTTGCTCGGCATTTGTTGGTCTACTGCCCCCACCAGCCGCACCTCCTAGTGCCTCAATGTCTCTGGTAAATCCGCCACCTCCATAATAACTGTCTGGGCCTAACCCAATTGCGTCAAGGTTTCGTTCAATCGCATTGCCTACACCTTCAACTAACGCCTTCACCAAACGATTAATCGCATTCTGCAAATCTGCCAGAATGTCAATGAATGGGTCTAGTGTGTCGAAGAGAATGGTGAAGTATTCTTCAATCGCAGCAGCAACTTTTTCGTTGCTTAAGATTAGTTTTGCAGCGGCTTCCTCTGGTGATTTCGATTGAGCGATGAACATGGCTCGGCTGGCGTTTGGTCCTGCGGCTGAAACACCGGAAACAATCGCTCCTGCGGTGCGGTCAGTCAGACCAAACTGCTCTTTGAGGTAGTTGGTGGCTTGTTCTAAATAGGTGAGATTTTCTTTGTTCTGCTGGAGTTCAATTCTTCTTTTCTGAATGATTGAATCAAGAAGTTTGTTCTCAAGGTTAATGTATCCTACAGCTTCTTTGAGTGGGACATTCTGTGCGCCAATAATCTTAACTGTTTCTGTGTTTGAATTAACTGCTTTAGCAATTGCTTTGGCTTGTTCAGCTTTAGTTTCTAAGATTGCACCTTCTAACTCTTTAATTTCCTCAAGACTGTTTATTTGCTGAATGTAGTTTGGAAGAAATCCTATTGCTTCGGTTACTCGCTCAGGTCCAATCGTAGGGAAGGCGTATTGTGAACCAGAAGGCGCAGCACCTCGAATGACTTCATCTAAATTCGCACCACCTCCACCAGTGGCTTGAGTGGTCAAGCCCAAGAAAATGGATAGCTTATCAATGCCGCTAGCTAGCCCGTCAATGAATCCAGTGAAAAACTTGCTCGCACCTAGCTTGTCATCAATGGCCCCAATCAAAGAAGTGAAGCTATTGGCAACTCGCTGATTCGCTTGCTCAATCGTTGAGGCGGAACTGTTGGCTTGTTGGGTTAAGGCTTTCTGGCTGGCAAGAATAGCGTCAAAGAATTTCTTGTTACTGAGCTGTCCGTCTGTGACGAACTTTTTCAAACCTCCTGCGGTAAGTCCTAGCTGCTTTTCGACTTCTCGCAGCAAATTAGGCATTCCATCAATCAGAGAGTTGAACTCTTCGGCTTGAACTCTGGGACTGTTCAAGGCTTGCCCTAGCTGAAGCAATGCGCCTTGTGCGGATGCTGCTGAAGTGCCGGAAGCCTTCAGTGCAAGTCCTACGGTTTCGGTTAGGTTGATGAGGTCACGTTGACTTGCTCCCAATTGCTCGGCAGCAATACGAAGGCGAGAATAAAGCTGTCCAACGTCTTCAAGAGGTAGTGCGGTTTTTTGTGCTACAAGAAAAAGTTGTTGCTGAACCGCAAGCTGCTGTACTAGCGAGTTGGTGGCAAGCTTGACGCGATTCTCAAACTGAGTCATTGCGTCAGATAACTGTGCTAGTTTTTGAACACTGATGGCAGCAAAGAAGGCAACCAGTCCGGCCTTGGCCTTGTTGATTGCGCCTTCAAATTTTCTGGTGGCTTGTGCGGCTTTGTTGAAGGATTGCGTGGATTGCGTCAACTCGCGTTGTAGACGATCCAAACGATTGATGGCTTGCCGTATCTCTAGTTCTATCTCAATGGTAGAGGCTGCGTTTGCCATTTATCGCTTTCTTCTAGGTCTTGGGGTAGGTCGAGCGGTTGAAGACTTCTTCTTCTGCAAGTCTCGTTTGCGCTCGTTTTCTTTCTTTCTGTGGCTAGTGACTTCTCGGTCAATCATCACTAAAGCCGAATAGACTTCAACCGTGTTGATTTCGGCACGTTTCAGATAACAATCAATGGCTTCTTCACGCAGATAGCCTATGTCAAAGCCTAAGTCTCTGCCCGTGGTGTCAAGGTCTTTAAACGCCTGAACCGCTGCTAGGTTTCTCTCGGTCAGCGTCAGATTGTTTGGACAAACCTGACAAGGTGGTTCTTCGTCTTCCTGCCAAACGTTGTCTGCAGTTTTACAACACCAAACGGCTTGGTATCGGTCACCAGCTTGGATGCCGTGTTCTTGGGAATCATCTGAATAAGTTGCTCGCTCAAACAACAAATCCAGATAAGCAGTTAATTTCCCTCTTCAGCTTTCTCGCGGCCTTGCGCCTTGTTCATCAACTCCATTGCCACATTTTGGGCAATCCGGTTCAGAGTTGCGTCATCCTGAAAGAAAGCGTTTTTGTTTTCATCGTTGCAATCTTCGTCTAGCGACCAAGACTTGACACAAGGAATGAAAAGCTTTCTCGCCCAGGTGGTTTGGTCTAAATTCTTCAAACCTTTTTTCTGTGCAGCATTGACTGCTTCATTTAGAAGTCTTTGATGTGGCAGAGTGCATTGGAAGGTAAATTCCATTGATATTTCTTTATCAAAGATTTCTATCTCGACTTCGTTAAATTTTGATAATTCCGAAATTGACGGCATAAATTAATTACTTATAAATGAGTGAGAAGGCGGCTGCATCAGTTGCAGAAGAGCCTTGGGTCAAGGCAAAGTCTACGCTTGCGGCTGCGGCTCCATCTTGCTCTGTTCCGCTAATCGAAACGCGAGCAGAAGGAATGACGATTTGAACAATTGAACCTGCGGTGTCACCAACCTGCACCCCAATTGCGATTTGCTCTAGTCTTGCGAACTGCTCGAATCGGTAGGCTTGTGCTGGTCGCATAACGAAATCAAAGCTTCCAGTGACGGTGACGTCATTGCTGACATATGCAGCGGCTGGATATTTGTCTCCGGTCATTTCTGCAAGTCCAGGGTCACCAAGATTCTTGCTGACGCTCATTGAGAAGCCAGTGGCTAGAAACTCGTTAGCTGAATCAATCAAGCTTGCAGCTACGGTGTTCTGAGCGGCTAAGTAAACTTGAGCGGCTGAAGTGGCGATTGGCTCATAAGTCGAAAGCGTAGCGGCTGGCAAGTGAGGCACTAAGTAGTCAGTCGCGCTGACTGTGAAAGAATCACCAGAAGCGGCTTGCACTCCAACCGTTGCGGTTGTTGTGCTTGGTGAACTAATCGTTGCAGCTCCGCCAGTGTTCACCTGTGAATCGCTTGAATCGTAAATGTCAACCAATTGCCCAGCGAAAAAGTAATCGGCAGCTACTGCGTTTGAGGCAGGATCTAAGGTAACGGTGGCAGGCGAGGAATCGGTAACAGAAACGTCTGTGCCTGTTGCGTTCACTGGTCCAGAGTACCGAATGCGGCTTGCTCGGCAGTTTGCGTTCATGGTGAAAACACCATCTCTGGTAATGTCGACGCTAAAGCCTTCGACAACGGTTCCGTTCGCCACATAGAGTTTGTAGGTGTCTACCAGTTGCGCCACTTGGAAGGTGTCGCTAACTCGGCTGAAGCTGTATGTGACTGATGTTCCACCGGAAACCGTCTTAGTCCCAAAGGTCTTGGTCAAGAGTGTATCTTCTGCTGGTTCAGTTCCGGCTGAAGCTGAAGGCTTGACCAGAAACGGAATATCAAAGGTTGCTCGCTCGGCATAGTTTACAAAGCTTCGATTCTGTAAAAGCCTTGTACCGACTTCGCTAATATCTGAAGTGTTGAACGTCTGCGATAACGCCAAAGGTTCGGTTGTGGTGAATCCGTCAGAAGCAGAAACTGCGACATAGCTTCCGGCTGTTGATTCAGTGGTGATGTAGGGTTGAGAACTTCTCAGTCTTAGATAACGGTCTGGAATCGCCATTTTGTCTCCTTATTCAACGTCATTTTCGATGGTGCGATACAAGACCGTGTACCGCATAGTTGCGATAAAAAACTCACTTTCAGCAGACGCTTGCCGAATCTGCGTGTCAGTGATTGCCGAATCTATTGCCAGCCCATTGAGTGTCTGGTCGTTCGCCATTGCTTCTTCAACTTCAACCGTGATTGTGTCCAGTGTGCTTTCTGCGCTTGCGCCTTTGGCTACGGCTTCAATTACTAGGTCGAGGTTTCGTTGCTGACGGTTCTGAATGCCAATCTCTAAGCGTTCAATGCTTTCTGAATTCGCGTAAATCAGTAGCCCAGGCAAATCACTGGTTGCGATTGGATAGGTGCGAGACTGAAAGACATTTGAGCCAGTGGTTGCTAGTCCGGTCAGAACCGTTTGGATTCTCGCTTTGATTTGCGCTCGTTTATGCGCCATTACACACCCAACATGATTTGCGTCATGCCTGTCCCATCGGGCTGAACCCCTCGAACCGTGTAGTTGACTGCGCTGATCGTCAGAGTGTCGCCATGCGCTAGGCTGGAAACGTCAGCGGTTCTTGCCAGCAGTGTTGGCTCTGAGCTTTCGACTTCGCTTTCGTCTACATCAACTGCCAGAAAGTCATTGTCAAAAATCCCTGTGAAGGTGGTTGCGTCCGCCTTCGTCACGGTCGTGCCGTAATCTGCGAGCATGGCAGTTCGATCAGCAGCAGTTTCAACGCTCATTTGGCTTTAGGCTTGCGTGCGGTTTTAGTGGTTCGCGTGGTCACTGGTGGCGCTTCTTCTGGCTCAAGTCCTTTGGCTCTGTTTTCATAGACAACGGCCTTGCCCATGTTCACCAGTTGCTGTGCCTCTTTTGGGTCAACGCTAATGACTTGACCCACTCTGACAGGTCCACCGTTTGCCACCGTGCCTCTGATAATTTGAATCTTCATTGAAATATTCTCTGAAGTCGTTCGTTGTACACAATCACTCTTGCTGGATTCTGCATTAAATCTCTTGCCTCAATCCACTTACCTTGTTGATCTTCCTGAACTCTTGTTGGTTTCTTGTCTAAGTCCCATTGATGCCAGTAGCGCCTTGGTCCGGTGTAGAAATCGACGCCACAAATGTGAATCTCTGAGTAACCCAAATAATCTGCCGTCCAAAGTGCTTCTGGCCCTGAAAGTCTGATAAATGGGACAATTCCGCCATGAATATCTTTGTCTCTTAGATTCTTTGGTTCATGGTGCACAATTGCTGGCGTATCGTACTCTTTAAGGTGTTGAACCATTCGGACGTCATGCGCGTAACACCAAGCCAACTCGCCAAGAAAAAGTAAGCCGTGATTGTTGACTCCGGCTAAGTCGTAATTTCTTGAACCTATCCGCGCCTTGGCTTTCGCCAAATCGGAAGGCGCAGAAGGTCCACCACAAAGAAGGATACAAGGTCGAGTGTTACCCCAACCTTGTAGCTCGTCTAGTTGATACACTCAGGCGACAGTGACATCCTGTGCTGCCGCGAAGCTTTCAGCGTGAGCAACCGCAATATCCATATCTTGATAAAAATATAGATTTGTTGTGGCTGTTCCTGCACTGCCATACGGATCTACGAGAACGTCGAGTGCTGAGAAAAAGCCCACGTAAAGATCAGTCCAGTTCCCGAAAATCAGCGAGTAAGGCGAACTTGAAGGCGCTTGAGTGGTCTGAACAACCGGATAGCCAAGCATGGAATCCGGTGTTGGCATAATCATCCGCGAGTCAGTGCTGGAAGCCACAAGCGTTTGCATCAGCTTCCCAACTACTGCCGGATGTGTTACCCAACGCAGGTTGCCCAACAAGGCGTTGTCTTGAGAAACCTCGGTCATAATGTCAACGACATTTCCGTAAGTTAAGTTCGCGTTGCCAGAGGTTCCGCCAGAGGAAACGTCACCAATCCCAGCAGTGCCAAGGATTCCGGTAGGCTCATTACTTCCGCCACCTTTGAGAGCAACGTTGTCAATTTTGGCCGCGAAAATTCGGACCATGTTGTTGCGAATCAACTGCTCCACACTTGGGTCAGACTGAATCATCAGTTCGCGAGTCACGGCTACTTTGTTTGCCAGAAGCTTTGGGCTCATGGTGACTTGTGCGAAGTCAGGCTCGCTATTTCCAACTGAACCGCCCTCCGCAATGAAAGCCGCTGCGGTGCTGGTGGAAATCTTGGGAATCGCGACATTGCCTTGCAGTCCGTTCAGTACGGTTGCGCCTACTTGTCCAAGGATGCTGGTTGAAATCAGTGCATCAATGAATCGGTCACCTCGGTAGTCTTCCGGCACAATGTTTGAGCCTGCGCCAAAGGTTGCGCCTGCCGCGGTTGATACCGTTCGAGTCTGCCAACCCCAATCCGGCACAAAGAAACCTTTTGGTTGTCTTTTCTGTGTCTTCGCGAGTTCCTGGCTGATTTCCATTTCAAAACCAGCTTTTGACCAATCCTTCTGGTCTGCGGCTCGAATCGCTCGCACCAAAGAATAGTTGCGCTTCTCTTTTGGTGAGGCGTCAACGCTAAAGTCGATTGGCTTGCTGGTCTTCTTCTCCAAAAGCATGGCTTGAAATTCAGCTAGGCTTTTCTCTTCCTGAAGTGCGCGAAACGCTAGGTCATACTCGTTGTGTCGCTTGCCCAGCTCAAGAATCTGGCTGGATTGGTTGCGGTACTCTTTCAGTTGGTCTTCTGGTTGCCGTGTGTTTACCGGCTCTTGAACTACTTCTGCGCTCATTGTTTTCTCCTGAATTGCAGAATTGTCATTACCGGAAATTTCCGGCTTGGATCTGCCTACCCCAACACTGGAGTCAGCAGGAATGGAAACCATGCTCACTTCGAGCGGTTTAAACATATTGACTCTGTAGAGAGGCTTGTCTTTATAGCCGTTCTCGTCTTTCGTCATTCCTTGAATCTGGTAGCCAATCGAAACATTGCCTCGAATGCCGTCAACTACGTCTCTGTAAACTTCTTCCGCCATTGCGTTTTTGCTGAACCTTACTTGTGCACGAAGCTTGTCGTTGTCCATATACGCCTTTTCAACCACTCCAATTTGCTGTCTTGCGTCATGGTCTAAAAGAAGTGGCGCTTTGCCTGAAGACATGAATTCCATATCGACGGAAGAAGCATTGTGTTCGAGAACTTCATAGCCAAATTCTCTTTCAACCGGATTTGTTGAACTAATCGACATCATCACTCGACGGTCAGACTCGTCATCCATCATGCGAACGCTTCCGGTGCGGTATTGCGTTTGAACTGGTAAGTCTCTTGTTTCGACTTGTTCCGGCTCTTGCCTTTCTTCCGGCTCTTCTGCGACTTGTTCCGCTTTGGCAAACGCCACAATGTACTCGTCATCTGTTTCTTCAACGTCAATGACGTGTCTTTCGGTCATGCTAGTTAAATCCATGTTTCTCTCGCTTTGATTCACGATTTTCTCACTCCAACTTTTGCCAGCATCTCCACCCCACATAGCCCAAGCGATTCTGCCATTACTTGGATAACCTTTTTCACCTGGTCGAAAACCTTCGGCTTTTTTGTCAACTTCATGCCTCGCAAAAAAGGACTTCATTCTCTTCACGGTTGCCAGTGGTAGGCTCTTGCCGTTGCTGATGTCTCTGGCTCTTGCGATTCCGACAGAAGTTCCGCCTCTGCCAAATTCTCGTCTCCAATCTAGGCCACGGTTTGCCTCGGCAATCATGCCCTCGGTTGGCTTGTAGCTTTCTGCCATTACTCGACTTCTGGCTCAACTGGTCCGTGTGGACTGCCTAAAGGCTCAAAGGCTAGGCTGATTCCGTAGCGTTCCGCCATCAGCTTGTCGTTTTGCATTTGCTGAAACACCTCTTCGACGTCACGCCCATACTGTCGCGCCACGTCATTGAGGCTTTTGAATCCGTTTCTAACTGCTTCAACTTCGGCTCGAATCTCTTTTGCTGGGTCCACCCAACTGAACCCTCTGCCTCTGAATTCCAAGGTGTTGCTGAACTTATCGTAGCGAGTAATCGGAATCGGAATGCTGCCGCTTGTCATTGCCATTTTCAGCCACTCTTGACAAATCGGCTCGCACAGGTGCTGAATGAGGAAACTTTGCAGTTGTCTGTAGAGGTCGCGTTCTTCGAGTGCGCCTTGACGAATGGACGAATAACTGACGCCTTCGAGATTGTTACTCAGGCTGGTGTAGCTGATGCCCAAGCCGGAAGCGATGCCTCGCAAAATGCCTTTGTGAAATTCAGCGTAGGCACTGGTTGGATGGCTAGGATTCCACTCTTGAAACTGCATTCCAGCCGGAAGCTGCTGAATACTTCCAGGCTCGCCCGACATGATTTGATTGCCGTCTGCGCTTTCGTCACCAATGAAACCTTCACCGTCTGCGCTAACCAAAAAGCCCATTTTTGCGGCACTGGTTCGAGCAGCAATCAGTTCGGCTTCTTCATAACCTGAGAGGATTCGCATTCTCGTCATTGCTGAAGCAAACCAACTGACGCCTCTGGTTTGTTGCGCTCTGTCTGGTAGGTAAATGTGCAGGATGTCTTCAGCCGGAACTCTTGTCCGCTTGTCGCTTCTTCGTTGTCCAAAGGTGTCGAACGGATGGCCTTGACCTAATTTCAAATAGTACGCTTGCGGTGCGTCGAACTCGTCCAACTCAACACCCATGACCACTCTGCGGCCTCTTGGCTCTGTGGTGAAATATTCTTCATCCAAATAATCCGGCTCTAGCACCTGAAGTGCGAGTCCGTCACGCCAACGCTTCCCACGAACAAAACGAATCAGGATTTCACCGTCTCGACAAAGACCTTGAATGACCAATCGCTGAATATCTAGCCAAGACTGACGCTGATTGGCGGAACAGGATTTACCCCAACGTCGAAACGCTCTTTCAATGATTTCATTGCCAGCAGCGTCAAGTTGTCCAACATTCGGCTCATTGAGATTTCTGGCTCTGCTTTGCAGTGTGAAGCCATGCTCGCCAACTACGTTAGAACTCATAAGTTGCAGGTAACGCCTGGCGTAATCGTCATTTCGGCAAAGTTCTCTGGCTCTGTCTCGTAGACGTCTAAGCGAATATTGTAATTCTGCGTCTGAGCTGGTCGTTGAGCCGACAAAATCCGCCAGGAATCTTGAACCAGCCGCGCCATCGTATCGACGCTTCTTCTGCTTTGGACTTGGGTTTTCTGGTGCTGGCCTATGTACTCTATCCGTGAGCCACCACATTGCCTCTTGAATCATCCTGCTCTCCTGAACTCAACCTTCACCAGATTACCAGGACGTTTACCTGCTCTTGCTCTAGCTTGCTGATTTTCTTTAGCAACCTCTTGTCTGTAGTAGTCGCGCCACTTCATCAGGTCTTGAATTGAAAGCT